CCCCCATTGCGTTCCCCTCATTTGCATTTGGAGTTAAGGCAGCTAATAAAGTTCTCCAACCTACATCAACTGTTACATAGCCAGAGTTAGAGGAGGTATTATAATAAGTGTGAGTATGAGTATTAAGAAGCTGAGTTCCTGATCCTATATTTCCATAAGTTCTAATTACTAAGTAAGTAGCTTCAGTTACCTCACAACAACCCCCTGAGTCATCTAAAGCTCCATTAATAAAACTTAAAGGGAACTGCTCCTCTTTAGTTATATTAAAATGATACTCTGGCTCTTTCTCAGTAGCTTCTCCAAAATCTGGTATTCTCCATTGATAAGGGGCGTCCGTCATCCAAAGAAACATATTACCTTGTGACCATAAACCAGCAAAGCCACAAATATAAGCATGATTAAAAACTTGTAAACTATAACTACCGGGATCGCGATATCCTAACCTACTAAATTCCATAGCTGCTGCTCCTAAGTGAACTACAAACGCATTACTTGTTTGTCTATCGGGATCAAGCTCTATTAATCCACTTGATACGTCTTTATATTCTCTTTGAAACTCTACCCTAACAGTCCAATCCGATTTCTCATTCCATTTAGTTTCACTTATTGTATTATAAGTACCATCATAACATTTATAACCTCTACCTAACCAATTAATATCGTTAATATCTCCTTGAGGTAAACCAGCTACTAAATCTGATATATCGATCTCATATTGAGTAGTTGAATATAACATATTAGCCATTCTCATTTTACCTCCCCATTCTACATAACTACTACCGTCCCAATAAAAAACTTGAGCTATTACATTAACAGTATTTGCAGTAGCTTCAGTAACCCTAAAATTAATAGGTAGAAGTGAGCTAATTATTTTCATATTGCCGGGCTGTGAATTGATTACAGGAAAAGCCATATCTTAATTTTTATTTTATATTATTATCTCCATTTGATTTGGTAGTAAAGAAACTAAACTTACGATCTCACTTTGAAAAGCTTCAGCCATTTCTCTACACTTATTATCTCTTTCTATTTGCGTCTTTCTTACAAAACCTAATTTATTTTTGTCCATTGGATTACCTCTACCCCAACCTCCTTTAGCTGTTTGTTTAGTTGCAATAGCAAAAGCTATAGCTTTAACAGTTTCATTATCTGAAGCTATCCCTTTAATCTTTATCCATCTCATTAATCCCTCTATATATGCGTTAGCTTGTTGTCCTGTTCTCTTTCTCGCGTCATAAGGAATATTAGCTCCCTCAGTTCCAAACTCTACATACTTCCAATAGTTTAATCCTTTGATTTGGATATCATAAGCGTAATTACCAAGATCGGTTATTTCATTAGTAAAAGAATTTATTAAAGCTCCACTTGCTTCACGTTTAAGCTCTATTAGTTTTAATCCTAATATAGCTTGAATATCTACAGCTTTCTCTTTTAATAAACTTATATCCATTATTGTATTAATCCTAAACAGTATCTATAATACTGCATATTAAACCTTATATCTAATTTTTGTATTTGGTCATTACTTCCCTGATCTCTCCTACTAATACTAACTGATCCTGATCCCATAACTACTCTTGATCCTAAAGTATTTAAAACATTTTGTAACCATATATAAAAACAATCCTCCATACGATCCCACTCACTATTAACAACCGAGAAATTTCTACCTCCTGTATTATTACCATAGCCGTAAATCTGTAAAGTAAAAGTAGTAGTAGTATCTACTCTATTACCCTCATATTCAGGGATTGCACTTGTAGAGGTAGGATAATTTAAAACCATTAAGGGTAGAACTTTATTATGAATATCGTCTACCTCTTGAGGATATCCATAATGAAACATATTAAAATCTCCATCTGCAATACAAGAGAACGAAGTCCATTGAGTTTGCATTGTCTGAACTATCTCAGTTAAAAGTGTAGTAGTAGGCATATCTTATTTTTTTAATTTGCTATTATTCATACTTGCTTTAATTCTTTGCTCTTGATCCATTCCATCTCTAACGGCTGACTCATATTCATTCTTAGCTGTTTTCCAACTAAGATAAGAAAATACTTCATATAGATTAGTATTCATAACACTATCTATTGCATTATAAGGAGCTTTAGTAAATACCTTATCGGTAGCTACATCATATAAAGTATTTAACCAACCTAACCCCTCCATTATATGCCAATTTTCTGTTGCATGCCTGTTAGAGTTTCTGTTTCCAGCTTTAAATACGACTCCGAACTTTTCTTTAATATGTTCATTTGTTTGCTCAAAAAAAAAACGAACTTCCAAGCTATATCCATAGGTAAATTAGCAAATAATCTTGTTTTCTTTTGGATTACCTCCTCAGTATTTTCTACCCCGTCTTGCTTACATAATATAGCCATCTGTTCAGCAAAAGCTCCAAATCTATTATTTTCTATTTTCGCGTTAGCTACAGCTACCTGTTCACTTTCTATATAATCTCCAAAAGTTGTATCTCTCATATAAGCTAAAGGAAAGTTATATTTAATTCCTTTAAACTCAAAGAAATCTCTTTCTCCCTCTTTCATAGAGTAATCAATTTTAGTTTGCAGTAACTCAGTCATCATTCCTATCATATTCTCAGCTTGCTTCATATTAATACTTTTTACTATAGTCATATCTAAACCTGTAAGATATCTTAATATTTCTGTATTAATTCTAACATTATTATATTTTTTTTGTTTCTCAAACTCCTCTAAATCTTTACCTACTAAAGATTGTGCCGGTTCGTCTAACTTATAACTTTCTAATATAGATATGATCTTACTATATTGAGCTATTGTTATTTCACTCCAGCAATTAGGGATATTACATTTAATCTCGTTTTCTCCCTCTCCTATTACTAAGTTTATCATTTCGTTTAGTTTTATTGGTTATTAATTCTATTACCTCATCAGTAATTTCATTTTCTATTATATGCTCATCTAACATCTCATCAAGAGCCATTATTGTTTGTTGCATTTCATTAACTAAATCATCAGTTAATATATCTAACTTATCATCATTCCTACCATTCTTTAAAGATAGTGAAAATCCTATAGCTCCAAATAACATAAAGTTAGGAAACATAAAAACCCACTCAGAAAGAGTTAGGTTGTTAGTTCCGTTATCATGCTCTATATCTCGAGCTAAAAAGTTATGTAAAGCTGTAGCTTTATATCTTAAAGGTTTAAAGTTCCTAAACATATTATAACTATAGTTCTCAGTTGATTCATATATAAAACGATCTATACACTTATTGAACTGAGATAATATCTTGCTATGCCTTTTATTTATAGTAGTAATTTCCATAATTTGCAATATTAGTTATTTAATTATTTACACTCTCGCAATTTTTAGATTATCCAAAATATAATACTTTGGTTTTGTTAAAGTTAAAGTACGATCTCATTATCAACGCGTCAGCTATATCCGGTGATCTACCTAATAAACTTTTAATTTTATCTTTAGGAGTTATAGCTAACTTACTATCTTTATCTATATCATATTGTTTAACCATTTCAAATTCAGCTATTATAGATTGCTTTATCTCACTACTATCAGTATTAATATAAACTAAACCTTTATTAACTTGATTTGCAAAATCATAATAACACTGGCTTTTAAGATTTCTATAGTTCTCTCCTTTTAAAGCTTTACTATTATTAACAAAGGATTTCACTCCCTTAATAAAATCAGGGATAGCTCCTCCAACTCCATCACTATCTACAACTATATTACTTCTACTGATCTTATAAGTTTCTGCATAACCTTTAACATTCTCAGCTAACTCACTTAAACTATTCTTATCATAAGTTATTATCCTTATACATCTCCAACCGTCCCAAACACATATAACCGATTTATCCCTACCAAATCTGGCTACGTCTACACTCATAAACTTATCTCCTGTTTTTACATAGCTATTAGTAAATATATCATTTAGTTTATCTACTGAAAATAGATTACTCTCATCATCAGAATAAGTCCAATCTCCATAAAGTAAACGTTTCTTATTTACCATATCTAAACTCTCTAACTGATCTATATAGTGTTTAGATATATGAGGATTATCTGTAACTAAAGATTGGATAAAGTATTTCTTACTATCTAAAGTTCCATTTATATAAGGTTTATAGAAAGTAGTATATAACCAAGCTTTGGAGGGATTGCAAGTTAATAACATACGAGGGATTAAGTTATTCTCATCTAACTTATACCTGATCCTACTTTGTAAAATATTATATGCAGTAGGAGTTATCTCTGAAGCTTCGTCTATGAAACAGCCAGTACACTCAAGCGATCCGAGAGCGTCAAACTGGGGATCAGAGGGCATAGCAAATAAATCTTTAAGTAAGATCGTAGATTTAGTTTGGTGGAATAGGATTATAGATTTCTGTTCATTATAAGTAAAATCTACTTGGGCTTTTAATCCCTGTATCTTTAGAACTTCAAATAGAGATTGGAGGGTAGTTTCTTTTAGTGTCTTTAAACGAGATCGCCCAATAACCCAACGAGTATTTGGATACTTTAAACACATCTTAGCAATCCAATAACAACCTAAGATTGATTTACCTCCTCCAGCTGCTCCTCCATAAAGTAAAGTATTATAATTAGAGTTCTCTAATATATCAATTGCTTGAGTTTGTTTTATTGATAGCTCCATTAGTTTCTTTATAGGTTTTGGTTTCGTTCCATACTATAGGAGTTCCATCTTGTCCGGTTAGCTCTTGTCTTTCTACATAACCTCGTTTCTTTCCTTTGGTTTTTAAAAAGAATATAATTGCAGTAGAATTGCCGTCTTTTATTAGCTTCCATAACTCAGCTTCACAAACATCAATAGCCATATTCTCTATATCGTCTACTTGCTTTTTAAATTCACTATCAGTATCATAGTATCTATAGAAAGTAGATCGAGCTACTCCTGAGAAGTGACAAGCTAAAGTAACATTACCCATATTATTTTCTAAAGCTTTAATTAGGGTTTCTTTATTTAAAGTAGTTCTCTTTTGCTCCTTTTTTTTAGGGTGTCCCATTTTGTATTATTTTTAAACAAATATATATAAAGTTAAATTATCTTTTATATTAGCTATATTATCTTTATTAACATTTAGAAGTTGAAACCTCCTAAGCTTGAGATCGGTATGTTAAGAGCTTCTATTATTGCAAATTCAAATATCTTACTATCATTATCATAACCTATTACATCTCCCCAATTTTCTTTTAATAATTCCCAAGCGTCGTAAGTATCCTGATCTACTTTAATTGTTATAACCTTATCATATTTAGTTGCATTAGTTTTTATTTTATCTACTTGATCTAAGTGTTCTTGTAATCCTTTATACTTAGATAAATCTATATTAGTTTCTTTATAAGGCATATTCCTATTGAGATCGTAATAATATTTAGAGTGTTTAGTCATTGTAAATATAATAAAAAAAGAGAGAGGGAACTACCCCTCCCTCTACCAAAAAACTATTTGTCATAAGCTAATCAGAACTTCACTTAAAACAATAGAAACAACTACAAAGATAAGTAGTTGCTATTTTTTTTCTTTCGCATTAATTGGAACTACTTTAGATTTACCTAACTCTTTATCCATTACAAGTTTATGTTTCTCAGGATCAAATCCAGCTCTTTTACTTGCTCTTGTAGGTTGGTTAGGATCAGCTTTAGTAGGATCAACATCAGTATTTACTTTGTTACTATTTAAAGTGTCTTGAGTTCGTTTCATTTGCATTTGTCTCTCTTTCATTTTCTCAATCATTTTTTCTAATCTCTTTAGCTCAAGTTCTATAAAGATAACTCCTAAGCTCTCCTCTCCATAATCTCTAATAAAATTATCTCTCATAGTATAACAGCCCTTTTTTTGTTCGTCATCTCTACAGCTCCATATAGCTTCACATATTTTTAAACAGGCGTCTTTTGCGTTTGGTTTTTCACTATTCATTGTTTTATATTTAATTATTATTAAGTTGTTTCATTTTTTGATTGTAATAAGCTTCAGTTATTACTTGAGGTTTACCCTTTAGCAAAGTATTTTGTAAAAGTGTATTAGCTTTTTGTATAGCTTCTTTTTTATCATAAGCCATTATATGAAAGCTATCAACGTCCCAATCTCCATATTGAGTTATCCAGCCATAGTACATACAGACATACTTTTTTAATTTTTGTTTTAACATATCTCGGATTTACATATAAAGCATTTACGATCTTTAACTAAAACCATTGTAAAGCACTTTCTACAAAATTTAAACATTACTATCTATTTATATTAACTAAGATATCTCTTTGCCCAAAATCAATCTCAATATTATCTACTGAAAATTGTCCGGTAAAATCTGGAGATACTTCACTATCTAACACAAAGTCGCTTATATCCATTTCTATTTCTACCTCCTTTGTTTTCCAGTGGGCTTCAGTGTTCTCTACTACGATCTCAACTAATAGAGATAAAACAACTTCGGTTGCATAACAAGTAAAGCTTTTAACTCCCCAGCTCCTACACTCTAAAGCAAAATCCCATTTTACTCTACAAGTAGAAACATTAACCTCATCTATATCCTCCTCACTTTCTATATCTAACTGATCTTTATATTTAGCTAATAAGTGAGGTTTAACATTGAATAAATCAACATCAAAATTATCATCTTTATATTCTTGTATAAAATTTTCTGTATTTATCATGGCTTAAATATTATGAGTTCCTGTATGCTCTCCACATTCTTTATTACCACAAATATCAGTGTTAGGAATAATAGTAGCTCCACAACAATCTGAGATCGGTTCTCCGTCCTCTATTTTTTCTACTTCTATTTTATCTATGTTGTTATAAAACACTTCACAAAAATCGCTATCGTCCCAAGCTTCTAAATCATCAGGATCAAGCTCCATAATATTTAGATTACCCTTTGACTGCACATCACAAGGATCAGAGCTAAAACGAGGTTGGTAATAAATCTCTTTGTTAAAGTAATCACTATCTAAACATAGCTGAACATCTAACATTTGATTAAGTTCGCAGTTAGAGATATAGTTTACTATTCCATTATCTCTATCAAAATCGATTTCGTATTCTTTTGAATTTAGTAGGGCTAAGATCATATCTTTTTTGCTCCCTACTTCTTTAATAATTTCTGACATTTCTATAAGTTTTTTGGTTAATACTTGACAAAGATAAAACTTTTTTTTATATAACAGCTATAAAATAAAACTTTTTTTTATTTATTGAAATATGTCTAAATCTTGACTTCTTTTTAACCATCTAATGTTTTCTATGTATATCTGATTCAA